GGGGGGCCGGAAGTTTTTGGAGAAGGGAGGGACCCTAAGGTGCCGCCTGTAACCGTCCAAAATATACGCACGGTGGTGACCTCCTACGCCGAATCGGTGGTAGATGGATCGCGCCCGGCGGGCAAATGGATCGTTCTCGCGGCCCAGAGGTTCCTGCGCGACCTTGAACGAACCGACATCGAGATGGATTGGGAAGAGGTCGACAGGCTTGCGGAGTTCTTTTCCCGACTGCCGCTGGTGAACGAATCAAGCGGCGAGAAATTCACGCTGAACCCGTGGCAGCTCTGGTCGCTGGCCAACATCTGGGCATGGCGCTGGAGGGCAACTGGCCGGCGGCGGGTCCGAAACGCGATTCTTCAAGTTGGTCGAGGCAATGGCAAGACTACGTTGATGGCGGGTCTTTGCCTGTACGACCTGTGCGCAGGCAGCGGGCGCCGCGCCCACGTGATCGCCAACCGAGTCGAGCAGGCAGAGATTTTGCTGGACACCGCAAAGACGATGGCGCGTGGGCTCGGAGATACATCGATAGCCGTACGGCAATACTCGATCATCCGCGCCGACGAGGACTGTGTCCTGTCCGCGTTGCCTGCGCGCGAATCCAGCCTTGACGGCCTGACGCCGTCGCTCTGGATCGCAGACGAGGCCGCCGAGTACAAGGGACGATTCCTCACCAAGCTCACGTCTGCAATGGCGAAACGAAAGGAAGCGCTGGGCGTGATCATCTCGACGCCTGCGGACAACCCAGACAACATCTATGGCGAGAAGATCAGCCACGCGCAGGAGGTTCTCAAGGAAGCAGCGCAGGACGATGCCACCGTGGCGATGCTGTACGGCATCGACGAAACCGACCAGATAGATGATCAGGACTGCTGGCACAAGGCGAATCCGAACATGGAGCATGGCCAGCCAGCGCTTGAGAACGTCATCGAGCAATTCCGAACGAACCGAACCACGCCGATGGGGCGCGTGGAGTTCACCCGGTACCACTGCTGCCGGATGACTGAGAACGCGGGCGGCTGGCTGGACATGGAGCTGTATCCGTTGGATTCCGAAATCGAATACGAGCATTTGCACGGGCGGCAGGCGTGGCTTGGCGTCGACCTGTCCAAGAGTTTCGACCTGTCGGCGGTGGTCGCGGCGATACCGCTGGACGATGGGCGGGTCTACCTCAAGGGCTGGTACTGGTGGCCCGATGCGAACGTCAAGCAGCGCGAGCTGGACTACCGTCTTCCAATCCGAAACTGGTCCATGAACGGCAAGGTCGAGCTGGTGCCGGGGCGACAGGTCGACTACCAGTTGATCATGGCAAAGCTCAAGGAAATCGCGGGATTCCTCGACGTGCAGGAGATCGCCTACGACCAGTGGGGATCAAAGATGTTCGCGGAGATGGCCGCTGCGGACGGCCTGCCGCTCAGGCTTTACTCCCAAGGCATAAGCACGATGGGACCGGGATGCCAGTTGTTCATGCAATACTGGCTTTCACAGCGCATTGCGGTCAAGGCCGACCCTGTGTTTAGGAACGCCTGCCGCACCGCCGTCGCCGTGCGCGATGCGAACGGGAACGTAAAGGTCGACAAGCGCAAGCCAGATCAGGTCATCGACCCGTTAGTTGCGGCGATCATGGCCCTGCATTGCTGGGGCGGTGAGACGCGCAGCGGTTACGAGGATCTTTAGTTAAGCGCCGCTGCGATCCGTTAGTAGATGCAACACTAGCGGCGTGATCCGGGCGCTCCTGCAGCGATTCTTTGTCGGCCCGTACTCCGCGACGATTCTTCACGAACCGTTGGGGAACATGCCGTTCATCACCGCGTCGAACGCGCTGCGCTATACGCCCGTCTACCGCGCCGTCTCGCTCATCGCAGGCGATGTCGCGCGCATCGAGCTCGAGGTGAGCGCCAGCGGCGCCGACTCGCTGCTGCGTTCCCCTTCGCCATACATGTCGGCTTTCGAGTTCCGTCGCGCGATGACGATGCAAGTGCTCCTTTGGGGCAACGCCTTCGCCGCGATCAACCGGACCCGCGGCGGCGAACTGATCGAGTTGATCCTGCTCGAGCCCGACAGCGTGAGCCTGGACACGACTGGACCGCGTCCCGTCTACCGCACTCGGCAGTACGGCGATCTTCAGCAGGATCAGGTTTTCCACCTCAAGGCACCGAACCTCAACGGCCTCTGGGGCGAGAGCCCGATCAGCCTTTGCCGATCCTCGCTGCAGATCATGGCGGCGCAGGAACAGATGGCGCTGAAGAGCTACGAGAACGCGGGCAACCCGAAGATCGCGCTGGTCCATCCGACCAAGCTGAGCGCCGAGGCCATGCATCGCATCGAGGCCGACTACATGCAGCGGCACTCTGGCAGCGCCAACGCCGGCCGCCCGCTTGTCCTCATGGAGGGCATGAAGGTCGAGCGGATCAGTTCGACGCTCGATGACACCGGGCTCGACGCCGCGCGCTCCTACTCCATCGCTGACGTGTCGCGCATCTACGGCGTCCCGGTGTCCATGCTTGGAGAGAGCGGCGGTTCCGGGTACGGAACGCTCGAATGGATGGGCCGCGCATACGTGGACGGTTGCCTGCGCGCGTGGCTCGAGGCTTGGTCAGGCGAGATCAAGTCGAAGCTGGCGACTCCGTTCGACACGGTGTATTTCGACGTTGACGAGCTGCAGCGCCCGGGCATGGCCGAGACGATGGCATCGCTCCGCACAGCGGTAGAGGCTGGGTTCATGACCCGCAACGAAGCGCGCGAGGAGCTTGACATGGAACCGCTGCCCGGGCTGGACGCGCCGATCCAGGCGCTCAACATGGGCACCGGCGGCGGCACCACCAACATCGGCACCGATACCAGTGCAGGAGCAGTCGATGATTTCACGTCGTGACTTCACCGCGGTCGAGCAGTCGATGGACGGGCGCACGCTCTCGGGATATGCCGCCGTCTACGGGCAGGACTCGCGCGAGCTTGTCGAGGGCGGTCGCAAGTTCGTGGAGCGCATCGCCCCGGGCGCGTTCAACGAGACGCTTGCCAGCGGCGCGGACGTGAAGTTGTACTACAACCACGATGCGTCGATGCCGCTGGCGCGCACGAAGTCGGGCACCCTCCAGCTCAAGAGCGACAGGAACGGGCTCGCGTTCACCGCGACGCTTCCCGAGACAACGCTTGGCAACGATGTGCGCGCGCTGATAGAGCGCGGCGACCTGAGCGGCGAGATGTCGTTCGGCTTCTACGTCGCCGAAGACAGTTGGAACAAGAGCCGCACCGAACGCCTGGTCAAGCGCGCGCAGCTTGTCGAGGTCAGCATCGTGCAGGACGCGGCGTACCCACAGACCAGTTCGAGCCTGCGGAGCGTTTCCGCGGCCTACAGAAACGCCGCGATTCTGCGGCTCGCACTCCATTTCAGAAGGATGACAGATGTCCAGTGAGTTGAACGAAATCAACCAGATCACGCACCAGTACCGCAAGTCGCTCGAGGCGTTCGAGCAGCGCACCGGCCTTGCCACCCAGCTCGTCGACACCCGCGGCGCCGGCGAGGAGAAGGAGAAGTTCGCGCGCATGGACGCGGACCTCACCGCGGCCGAGCTCATCGTGCAGAACAAGGCGCTCGAGGCCCGCCTGGCGAAGCTCGAGGCGCAGCCCGTTCTTTCCTCGCGCGCTCCGAAGATCGAGCCGAACACCGACGCCGAGAGCCGCGCGTGGCTCAAGGCCGTGATGTCGGGCGACATGGCGGCGCTCCGCGCTCTCGGCACTGTGACTGTCGGTGGTGCGGCCGGACAGCTCGACATCACCGGCGGCGGCAACGTTCCGACCGACATGGAGCGGCGCATCCGCGAAAAGCTGTACCAGAACAGCGTCGTCCGCTCCATCTCCAACGTGAGCACGGTCGACTCCAAGCGGACGCTGCTTGTCGAAGCCAACATCCCGACTGGCTATCTCGTCACGGAAGGCGCCGACGTCACGCTTTCCGATCCCTCGTGGACGACCGTCTCCGTCACGCCGTACAAGTACGCGGCTGCGACCCAGCTCACGCAAGAGTTCATCGATGACGCGATCGGCCAGGGCGGCGTCGGCACGGTGATGGACTACGTCGCGACCCGCCTCGCGCTCGGAATGCAGCGGAAGATGGAGAACGACTTCGTCACCGGCGCCGGAACCGCCGGCCCGCAGGGCATCGCCAGGACTGGCGGCATCACCACCGGCATCAATCTCGGCACACAGCCGCAGGTGATCACGAACGTGACCGCCGACAACATCATCGACACGGTCCACGCCGTGGCGCCACAGTACCGCGCCTCGCCGCGGTTCCGCTGGCTGTTCCACGACGAGTTCCTGAAGGTCGCCCGCAAGCTCAAGACCAGCCTCGCCGGAACCTCGACCGCGGGATACACCGACCAGAGCTACATCTGGTCGCCGGGCACGAGCACCGCCAACAGCCTCAACGGCGGCGTCCCCGCGACCCTGTACGGCGTGCCCTACTCGATCTCGGAGTGGGTGAACAACGGCTCTGGAAGCGCCACCGAGAACACCGTCTACGCGGTGGTCGGCGACTTCAACTACTTCGAGATCTTCGACCGCACCGGCATGACCACGCTCGTGGACCCGTACAGCAACGCCGTCCAGAACGCGGTGAAGATGTACATGTTCGCGCGCACGGATAGCCGCGTCACCCTCGCGGCGGCATTCGCGGCGATCCGCGTCTGATCCATCTCCTTTCTCCAAGGGCTCGGCGGGGGAAACCCCGCCAGAGCCTTTTCCATGAGCGTGCCACTCTCAACGATCAAGTCGGCGCTCAAGATCGAGTACGCCGACGATGACCTCGAGCTGATCCGTCTCCGCGACGCCGCGGAGGCGCTGATCGAGCGCGAGACGGGCCTTGTCATGGCTCCCCAAGACAAGACGCTGTACCTCGCATCGTTCACCGACACCGTGGTCCCGTTCGTTCCGTTCACGTCGGTCAAGTACGTCAAGTACACCGAGTCCGGCGTCGAAACGACCATGGCGAGCGCCGACTACTGGCTCGACCTTTCCGATGGTCCGATGCCCGTGATCCGGTTCCTCGAGTCGCCAGCCATCAAGGAAGGCACGAACATCACGGTCACGGTCACGTGCGGGTACGAGACGCTGCCCAACGAACTGGTGCACGCCATCATCGCGCTGACCGGGGCGTGGTACAACAACCCCGAGGCTTTCCAGCCCATCGGGCTGTCGATGGTCCCGATGAGCCTGCAGTACATCATCGAGAGCCTTCGGGTCAGGAGCTACATCCGATGATCTCGGGCGGCAGGCTGACCTACACCGCGCAGCGGCTTGAGGCATCCACCGCCCAGGACACGCTCGGGCTCAGGTCGGACGTGTTCTCGGCTGACGCCACCTTCCGATGCGATCTGCGCCCGGTTTCGGCGACGGAACAGGCGTACGCGGACGGCGTGACCGTGCGGCGCAGCTGGGAAATCCGAGCGCGCTGGCAGCGCATCGTCAACATCGCGCTTACCGAGGTCGACAGGCTCCTTGTGGACGGACGCACGATGCGCATTACGTCGATCCTCGACCTCGACGGCGCTGGACGTGTCGCCGTCATCCAGTGCGAGGAGGTCAGCTGATGGCCACCATCGAGCAGGCAATCAGGACAATGCTCACCAGCGGGACCACGCTGAGCGCTGGTTCACCAAGCGTCCCTGACGCCCGCGTCACGCACGGCTATAGGTTGCAGGATTCCGCTCTCCCGGCCGTCACGTACAGCGTGGACACGCGTGAAGACGGAACTGTGGCGGGAGAACTGCAGGTGTCCCAGATCAGCGTCAATTCAATCGCCGAAACCAGCGAGGATGCGCTTGCCATCGCCGCGAAGGTGAGGACGGCGCTGGTAGCTGGAAAGTTCAGCGGCGTGGACATAGATGCCGTGATCGTCACCGCTGACGGGCTTCAGCCCGAAGTAGTGGGAATGTCAGACGAACAGGAACCCTCGCAGGCCGTGACACAGGCCACGATCTACTGGAGGCCATGAAATGCCAGCAACCCCGCGTATATGCAGGAGCGCTTCGATCTCATTCGGTGGAAACACCATCAGCGGGATAGTCGATGGGACCGTGACTTTGACAACGGAAACAATCGACGTATCCGAACTGGCGAGCGTCGATCGGAGTTTCCTGGTCGGCATCAAGTCAGGCACCGCGAGCTTCACGGTGTTCTACGATCAGGATGACACGGCGTTCAAGTCCCTTGAGACTGCGTATGCCGGTGGAAACGCAGCATCCCTGGTATTCACTTTCCACAGTGGCGCCACCTACACCGCAAACGCCTACATCACCAGCCTCAGCCCGTCGATTGCGATGATGGACATCTGCCGGTGCTCGGTGCAGTTCCAGTTGACGGGAGCAGTGACGATCAGTGCCTGACATCCGCTCCATCCTCGCGCTCGAGCCAAGGCGCTACGAGCTGTGCGGCTTTCCTTGCCTCCTTAAGCGACCGAGCCTCGCGGACCTCATCGACGCCGTATCGGTCAACGAACGCGGACCGGCGTACGCGAAGGCGTGGGCGTTGCACAGGCACCTCCTGGACGAGCACGGCGACCCGCTCTTT